AATTGCCGTTGTTATCCACGTCCGCTGATCAGGGTCGATGATGTTTCTTGGCCAGCGAAGGTGCATAGAAACGGAAAAATTGTCATGATGAAGAAATCCGATTTTATAGAATTAAGTGCTGGACAAATACCGCTATAAGGAGAAACGAAAATGCTGGCAAGTAAAATGAAAATAGTTAATGGTCGGGTGAAGACAAAGGATTCCAAAATCAAAGATAAAAAAATGCGGGATGGTCAATCCTACAACATGGCAGTCGAGAATGAATTGTTTACTTATTATAATATCCCCAGAAATCAGGCCAGACTGATTGTTGAACACAATTCCCAAGAGCTTCAGAAAAAAGAAGATGCTGGGGTGTCAGCAAGAAATGCCGCAGACATGCTTATACATAAAGAAGGAATTAAAGGATTTGAAAAAATATATGTTCGTCCAAATGATTCCAAAACCAGAGATGGAGAAGCTGAAGAGGCGGTTATCAAAGCGAAGTTAAGAGCGAATGGTGATAATGTTGAAGCAGCAAAAGCATTGATGGCGTTAGGTTATTCACAGGCTGATGCATTCAGGACAGTGAAGATTTGGTTAGAAAACAGAGATACTGTTGACCCAACTCAACCGAAGAATATCGCTGCTGCAAAAAATCTGGCAAAGGCACAAGGTAAGGCGGCATCAGATGGTGGACCGGGGGAGAGGCTTATAAATTTTGCGGAGACAGATTATGTCAGATAATGTAAGAAATAATTTTTATGTGACAGAAAGATTATCGGAGCATATGTATGAGACTCCAGAAGGTTTTCTTGTATGCATGGATGTTCCTGTTGCTAGAATAGGGGAATACATATACAAATCCAATGAAGTGCCAATCGAAGGTGGTAAAGATGGCCTTGTTAAAATAATCAGGGATGAAGATGAAGTATTTTCCGAAGAAGCAATTCAATCTTTTAATGGAAAACCAGTAACCATTAACCATCCAAATGATTTTGTTACCCCAGAGAATTGGAAAAATTTGGCTCATGGAACAATTCAGAATACGAGAAGAGGGGAAGGTGAGCAATCAGATTTATTGGTTGCTGATTTGGTTATTACAACAGAAGATGCAATTAAATTAATAAAGGCAGGATTGAGAGAAGTGAGTCTGGGCTACGATGCACAATACGACCAAATCGAACCCGGACTTGGAAGGCAAAAAGAAATTGCTGGAAATCATCTTGCCTTGGTCGTAAAAGGGAGGGCAGGAAACAGGTGTGCAATTATGGATAAAGCGTGTGAATGTTGTGGAAATTGCATGTGTGGAAAAAATATTCTAAAGAAGGAGGGTGAAACCGAAATGAAATCAAAAACAGGAATGAAAGATGTATTGAGGAAAATCTTCCCCAAGTTAAATCTTGATCATGTTAAGGATGAAGATTTGGAGATTGGCGAAGGTACATCGGCGGGAAGTGATGTGGAAGTTGCCCAGCAGGCAGCAGCAGAAGCGAAGGAAGCGGCAGTGCAGGCAGTTGAAGCAGCAAAGCAGGCTTCCGAAGCTGCGCAAAATGTTACGGCAGGAAATGGTAATGGCAATGGTGAGGCAGCTGGTGCTGAAGAAGAAAACCTTGATCAAGGCGAAGGTGCTGAAGTTGCTGGCGCTGGTGAAAGTGAAGCAGTTTCTTTGGAAACAGTTAATGCTAAAATTGATGCCCTCGCTTCTTTGGTGCAGGAACTGATTGATACCATTGCTGGTGGAGATGAAGAAGAAAGTGCTGAAGATGCTGAAGGGGAAGAGAACCTCGAAGCTAAAGAGGAAAAAATCGAAGACGAAGGTGAAGAGATTCCTGAAGAGGAAAAGGAAACCGAAGACATTTATGAATCGGGTGGAATCGGACAGCCCAAGTCAATGGCTCAGGCCGAAGATGAAGGCGAGAATGAAGGCATTGCTGAAGAAATGTCGGAAGAAAAAAGTGGACTGGTCACAAAGGATTCCATTTGGCGTAATGTCATCAGCAAGGCCGATGTCATCGCACCGGGAATCGTTGCTCCAAAACCCAAATCCTCAAACCTGAAGAAAGTGGTTTCTGCTGTAAAGCGGAGGGCATTGAGTGAAGGGTTGACCAAGGATCATGCATCCATCATTAAACCTCTTCTCCGTGGGCGTAAAATTGCTACGTTGACTGAAGATGCTTTGGACACTGCTTTTGTTGCGGCATTTGAAATGATTCGTAGAGCAAACAATGCCAAGCTTCAGAAGAAAACGATGCAGATGAAAGACCTCAGCAGTCATTCAGAACTGGCAGAGATAAACAGGCGTAATAAGGAATTCTGGAAGAAGTAAGGGGAATAAACCAACAGGTTTATAAATAGCAAACAATAAAAATTTAGGAGGAAATAAACATGAGTAATGCATATTTGACAAGAATGCCCTGCGGTGTTGCAGGAGATATTTCAAGGAAAGAGTTGACCAAAGTGGAACCCCGCTTCATGGATCCTACTACTCCGGTCCTCGTTTATGGTGTTCCGGTGAAATTGGTCACTGAAAAGGTTTATCCGTTCACGACTGGCGATGATGCAGTTGTTCCTTACGGATTTGCAGTTCGTCCGTATCCTTTTCAGGCAGCAGTCAGTGAAGCATTGGCAGCAGGCACGCCGAATCCGGTTCAGCCTATTGATGTCATGAGAAGCGGTTACATGACCGTAAAGAACAATGCCGGAACGCCCGCACTTGGTGGTGCAGTTTATGTCCGTGTTGTTGATTCCGGTCTCGCGACACAACCGTTGGGTGGCATCGAAGCGGCGGCAGACGGTGGCGATTGTGTGGCGATTGCTGGTGCAATCTTCATGGGCAGTGCTGATGCGGATGGAAATGTGGAAATTTCCTACAACATCTAGTTGCAAAGGGTAAGGTGTTAAACAAAAACAAACATTAATATTGATTGGAGGATATGGACATATGATTACTTACGATGAAATGACAATTGATAGTACAGGCGCATTTTTGATTGGTGAGCTTGAAAGATTGGATCAGAAACTGCATGAGCCTTTGGTGGCCGTAACGTGGACTCGTGATATTGATTTGCGGGAAGATGTTACGATTGCAGATGAAGCATCCAGCTTCACCAATTCAGCATTCGCCGCAGCAGGCTCAATGAATTCTTCCGGTAAGAATTTCGTTGGCAAAAATTCAAATGCGATTGCAGGTATTGCTCTGGATATCGGCAAGACCTCACAGCCTTTGTACCTTTGGGCAATGGAAATTGGTTACACGATTCCTGAATTGCTTTCTGCACAGCAGTTGGGTCGTCCGGTTGATGAACAGAAGTTCAAGGGTATGCAGTTGAAACACCAGATGGACATCGATGAAATGGTTTACATTGGTGACACCGTTGTCGGTAAAGAAGGATTGCTCAATTCTTCTTTGGTCACCACCGGCTTTGTTGATGTAGGCGTTTCCGCCACAACCCAGTGGACAACCAAGACGGCTGATGAAATTCTTGAAGACGTGAACACGCTGATTCAGGAATGCTGGCAGTCAGCAGGTTATGCGATTTGCCCGAGCAAGCTTCTGCTTCCTCCTGCACAGTTCGCATACATCACCAGCCAGAAAGTATCCACTGCCGGTAACGTTTCCATCCTGACCTTCTTGGAAGACAATTCCATTTCCCTGAAGATCAATGGAAAGAAACTCGACATTCAGCCTTGCAAGTGGCTGACTGGCCGTGGCGTTGCCGCTGGTTCTCCTTCAACTGCAACTGACCGTATGGTCGTTTATACGCAGGATGTGGACAGGGTTCGTTATCCGATGGTTCCTCTTCAGAGGACTCCGTTGGAATACCGCAGCCTGTATCAGTTAACAACCTATTTTGGTCGTTTGGGTTGTGTAGAGTTTGTCTATCCAGAATGCGTCCGATACGCTGATGGTATATGAGTCAAATCAACTACTTACGAGGTTTATGATGATAATTTATAAGATTGAAAACAATATCAACGGTAAAATTTACATTGGTCTTACAACAAAAGACTTGAGTAAACGTATTGCCGGACATATTGCAGAAAACAAATCTTATATTCAGAAAGCCTTGAATAAGTATGGTTTGCAATCATTTGCGGTGTCCGTCATTGATAGTGCTGAATCCAGAGAAATTCTCTGTGAAAAGGAACGATACTGGATTCAGCACTACAATAGCAAAGCACCTAACGGATACAATCTTACTGATGGTGGCGATGGTTTGATTAATCCTGCAAAGGTTGTTAGAAGAGCCATTGCCAAAAAGGTTTCTGTTTTGATGAAGAGGAATCAATATAGAACTGGTATTCCTCATTCTGAAAAAACAAAGAAACAAATTGGTGAATCACTTAAAAAGACTTTTTCATCTCCAAAGATGCGAAAGAAATTGAGCGAAGCTCATAAAGGCAGAGTGATTTCTGAAGAGCAAAGACAAAAAATCAGTAAGGCAAATAAAGGCAGATTGAAAGGTCGTGTTCCGTGGAACAAGGGGCTGGACATGGCTTCTGTTGTTGGGTATGTTAATTCTATGCAAGGAAAGAAACGACCTGATTTATCAGAAAGAAATAAATTGGGTAAAGGTAAACCGAGGATATTCTCTAATCCTGAAGAAAGAGGAAGAAAAATTAGTGAAGCCAAAAAAGGAAAGAAAAATCCAAGAAAACAGCCAAATCTTTATTTGGCAGTAAGCAACTAAAAAGAGAGAAAGGAATTTGAATTATGTTAGTGGAAATTGAAGTGAAAAGACCTGTGGCAATACCCGGAGAAGGGAAAAATAGGGTCATTGATTTGCGACCTGGAGTTAATCAGATTGATGATGCTTTATTTGATCATTGGTTTGTCAAAGGGTTGGTGGCAAGTGGAGCAATCAGTTTACTGAAACGGAAAACCCATAACTTTAAATCACTGGAGCAGATTGCCGAAGAAAAGAAACAGAAGATTCTTGCGGAAAAGAAATCTGTCGAAGAAAAGAAAGAACCAGTGGTGTTTGCCACTCATGCAACCATGGCACCTGTGGGGACTGTCCTTGATCAGGAAGTGAAGAAAGAAGAAGTCACGGTGGTCAAAACATCGAAAGCCAAAGAAGAAAAAACAAAAGTGGTCAGACGTAAAAGGATATAACCATGAGCATAACAATGGACATATCAGCATTTAGGCTGGCGTTCCCAGAGTTTGCAGATGAAGTAAGGTATCCGGATGCCATGATAACCTTTTGGTCAAGTGCTGGATTGTTGCTTCTTAATGAAGCTCGATGGGGTGATTTGCTGACTCACGGATTATGGCTTTATGTCGCTCATAACATCACTCTTGGTTCTGCTGACATGGCTGCTGGAGATGCAGGGACATATCCAGGTAAAGGAGTTGGTGGAATAGTGGCAGGTAAAGGGGTGGATGGGGTGTCGATCAGTTATGACACTGGTTCCATAGCCCTTGAAGGTGCTGGCAATTACAACTCGACAAAGTATGGCCGTGAATTCTGGCAATTGGCGATGATTGTTGGCATGGGAGGTCAACAGTTGATATGATTAAGATGAATTTCGGCATCAAGGAACTTTTTGGATCTTTCGAGACGGGGGCTAAAAGTGTTTCTTTTGAAGGACTCAAAAATGTAATAAAAGAGCAACAAAAAGCAAACAAAGAAAAAGAGTTGCTTGAAAAAATACAACGAATTGCCGAAATTGGTATTTATGTTGGTATCCCAGAAGACAATTCTCCAAGGAAGAAAGGACAAATAAATAATGCAGCCTTGCTCTATCTTCATACCAATGGATCAGAATTGAGAAATTTGCCTGCTCGTCCGTTGATTGAACCGGCATTGAAAGCCAATGATGCAAAAATTGCGGAAGATTTGGCTGAAATTTCCAGACGATTGTTGGCAGGTAATTATCAATCAGCCTTGAGTATGATGAAAATCACAGGACAAGATGCTGTAAACATGATCATGGATTGGTTTGAAGACCCAGCTAATGGGTGGGAACCAAATCAACCATCGACAGTTAAGGCAAAGATAAGAAAAAGATTCAAGTCAAAGAAAAAGAGAAAAGAGGCGTATGAAGAATATGAGGCTGGTGTGCCGGTTGACCAAGTTTTAGTAGATACTGGTCAAATGAGGAAAGCAATTACCTATGTTCTGGGGGATAAGGTGAAGGGTAAATGAAAAACAGAAACCTTCCTATTAAAGAGTATAAGGGCTACAACATCAAACCTGTCATTAATGGGGTTCATGTGATTTACCGCAATAATCAAATCATTGCGGTGGAACCAAGTTTGCAAATCGCAATGCAGGCAATTGATAACAGGATTTACAGCAATCCTGATTTCAAACTGTCTGGGTATCATCAATATGATAACGTAAAAAAGTTTAAAGAAAAGAAGGAAAAGGAAAAGAGGGTGAATGCCCCCAGACAAAGGTTCACAGGCATTTATGAATCGGTGGATATGAAGGGGGAGGAAATTGAAGTGGAAGTAATAAGAGGGAAAGACAAGGATAAAAAGAAATGATAATTTATGAGGAGGAAATTAATGGTCATTAATGTCTCTGAAGTCATAACTGATCCTGACTTTGCTCAAACGTTTACCGTTTATCGGAGCACGGGTTCTTTTGTTGATGGCGTGTGGACAGAAAACACTCCAAGAGCAATAAAAATGCTCGGGGTTGTGACTGTTTCCAGTCAAAAAGAATTGGACATGGTTGCTGAAGGAGACAGGATAAGAGGAGCGATGACGTTTCATTCTGTATGTCCACTTTACCCGACCAGAGTTGGAACTGCTCAAGGAACATCTGATAAAATCATGTGGAGAGGTGAGTATTATAAAATACAAAGCGTTTATCCTGAAGTGGACTGGGGATATTACAAGGCAATAGGAACGAGAATCAAAGGTGCTTAAATGGCAGACAAGATATTATCATTGAGTCAGTTAAGAAAATTGTTTTTTGATTTGGCAACTTTGATGGTTGACCCTTCAACTCAAGTTCGTATGTCGTGGCCGACTGGGGGAGCACCTGCTTTTGAAATTGATGACAATGTTCTTTTCATCAGAATAGCCGATGTTGCTTCTACCTACCATATTCCTCAAGAGTTGAAATATGAGCAGGTGGGTTCTCCAGAAGAAGGAAATATGCAAATCCATTATACCAGAACCTTGAGAATTACGTGGGTTTTTTATGGACAGAATTCATGGGACGATGCTGTAGCAGTAAGGACTAAACTCTTTTATCAAACAAATCATGATGTGTTGGCAAGGCAAAAAATTTATTTAGTCCCGAATTTTGATCCTCCTAGAAGATTTCCTGAGTTGTGGGAAGGGTTGTGGTATGAAAGAGTGGATTTGACGACAGATTTCAACGAAAAGATTTTGATCAATTATGCGGTTCCGTCTATCCTGACTGTGCCGTTGGTTGTTAAAGGTGATTCGGGAACTATTCATGATGGAAAAATTACTGAATCAACGATAGTGCGTGAAGGTGGTTTGATAATTAACAAATAAAATTGTGAGGTGAAGATTATGGCAATACCTATTCCGGGAACATTAAGTTTGGACACCATTGTTGATGTTGAAGTGTTGATAAGTCCTTTGTCAGCACCGAGGTCAACCTTTAATCAGGGGCTGATCATCGGTTCGACAGATGTTATTCCCACTTCAGAAAGAGTGAGAAAATATAATACCGCAGCAGAAGTTCTTGCAGATTTTGCATTGACCGATCCTGAATACATTGCGGCATCCTTATATTTCTCGCAATCACCCTCTCCTGAAATCCTCTGGATTGGTCGTCAGGAGCTTGGAGTTGAGTCCGTTGTTGAAGCATTACAGGCTTGCCGTGCTGCGAATTTTGAATGGTACATGGCAGTTGCTCTCAATGCAGTCTATGCAGACAACATTGCCTGTGCCGCCTATATTGAATCGGCAACTCCTGCAAGTCTGTATGGGTTCACGACAGGCGATGCAGATTGTTTGACAGGCACGGCATCTCCTCCTGACATTTTCACTTATCTGAAGTCGCTGAATTACTCCCGAACCATCGGCCAGTATGCCACGACACAGAGCGGAGCTTATCCGAATAACATCTATGCGATTTGTGCCATCATGGGCTATGCAATGGGGCAGAATTCAGGTTTGGCCAATTCAGCATTCACCCTGAAGTTCAAGCAGGAAATCGGCATCTCCATTGAACCAATGACTCCTTCACAGATTTCCATTGTGGAAGGGAATTACGGAAACCTCTACCTGTCCTATGGTAATTACTACACCATCTTTGAACAGGGTAAGATGAGCAACGGTTCTTTCTTTGATGAAAAGATCAATCTGGATATGCTGGTGAACAATCTCCAGTTGACCATCATGGATCTGCTCTATCAGAACCCGAAAGTTCCCCAGACGGATGCCGGCGTGACCCAGTTGATTCAGTGCTGTAATGAAGCGTGCGAAGAGGCAGTCCGAATCGGGTTCCTTGGTCCCGGTGTATGGAAAGGGGCAAACGTTCTGAATCTTGCTTATGATGATGTATTGCCGAATGGTTATTTGGTACAGGCAGAATCATTGGCAGATCAGTCGCAGGCAGATCGGGAAGCCAGAGAGTCGGTTCCTCTTTATGTCGCAATCAAAGAAGCTGGGGCAGTCCATTCAGTTCTGATCGGAGTGTATGTCAACAGATAAGGTGATGTGATGTTTGGATTAGCAGATAGCAGCACATACAGTT